GAATTTTATAACAGTTCTAAGAGTTACTGTTTGGTCTGCTGTTGGCGTAAATGCTTGCTTATTATCAATGAAAAGCATATCACCAGAATATTTATCTACTGTTGGCAGAGTTAAACCAGAAACTGTAAAACTTTGTGATGCGTCATTTGTTAAAACAGAACCTACTGTTGGTATAGCATTGTCTAAAGATTGTAATAATGCTGAGTTCGAGTTTAGGTTAACAATTCTAAATTTTGATCCAGTATTAGCCAAATATACAGTTTGATCTTTGGCAAAATTGTTAGTATTGATTGTTCCAGTAACAACGAAACACGCAGATGCTAACGTAGAATCTAAAGAATATGTTGATGCATACTTTCTTGGGTTTTTGATAATGCCGATTTGACGGAAATCGTTATTCACATCAAATCCTTGGTTTTTATCTCTGGAGATACTTGAATAGAACATTAACGATCTTGTATAAAGACCATTAATTGAGTCTTTTCCATGTCCGCCAAAGTCAGTCATAATTGCTCTTGCTGTGGCACCGAAACCAGAACCTGTAATTGTAACTCTTGCCCAGCGATATCCTTGACCATAATTAGTCATACGGATTTTTTTAATCTTACCGTTTTCTGTAATAGCTTCTGCAGCTGCGCCAGTACCATCACCTTCAATAGTTATTGTTGCTCCAGCATAACCAAATCCACCAGATATAACTTTAATAGACATAATACGTCCATCAATAGTCAACAATTCGGTGTTGGCTTGTAAAGTTGAAACGTCGCCTGGAGAAAGGTCTGCAGAAATTTCTGCGTTATCACCATCGCCATCTACAGTTAAGTTTGCATATGTATAACCGATACCACCATCATCAATCTGAATACCAACTAATTCACCATTACTTAACAATGGTAGTAATTTAGCTTCTGATTTAACACCAGAAAGATATCCTGTTGCGCCAGTTCCAGTAGTTGAGTTAATAGTTAGGTTCGGTAGAACTGAATAACCAGTTCCATATCTAAGAATAACTGTTCCTGATGCTGGGCGACCAACGTACTGTAATGTTGCAGTTCCACTTGACGCAGATCCTGATGTATGAGTAGGAGCTACACTACCTGTAGTTCCTGCGGTAGTAACAGTATAAAGTCTGTTAGCCACATAAACTTGTTGCTGTAATGTTAATGATGTTGCTGCTGTCCATGCAGTACCAAAACTAACAGTTGGTGTAGATGTATAATCATCACCAGAGTTTGTAATAACTGTGGTTTGAACAGATGTTCCCATCATAATAACAGAGCCAGTAGCACCACTTCCGCCACCACCACTAAATGAAACTGATGGAGCAGAAGTATAACCTAATCCGCCATCTGTCATTACAACTTCTCTGACAGCGCCAATAAGATTAATTGCTGTCACTGTACCAGACGTAACAGTTGCTGTAGCTCTTACTGTTGTTCCAATATATTTTAAAGCAGCTGTTCCGTTGGAGATAATACCAGATCCATGAGTTGGTGCAGGCGACGCTAAAGTCCCTGGAAGTGTAACTTCATAGATGTTGTTGTTATGTCTAAATCTTTGTCCAAGTAACACATTAATATTTGCTGCCCAAGTTGTAGCAGCAAAAGGTGGATCTATTTCTACTGTTGCATTTATGTATCCAGATCCATTGGATGATAAGTTAGTTCCAATAATAAACAATGGGTCTAATTCTCTAGATCCGTCACCTTGTACAGAAATGTTCGCATAAGTATAATTTTGCCCACGTTTTTCAATTTTAACTGTTTGTATTGCTCCACTAGAATAAAACTGTGGTCTTAATGCTGTAACAACTGGCATATATGTATCAGTCAAAAACTTATTACGTAGCGCAATAGGAATACTATACATATATTTCCACATATATCCGTCTGGCATAATTACTGGATCAACAGTAGTACCAACAGGTTTATATGTAGATTGTGCATTATTATTGTTATCTAAACATTTGTATACGTTATATTCATCAGTAACCACATAGAAGTTACATTCTTCCATAGCCTGTTTACCAGAATATGATATTGGAAGGACTGCTGTTGCAGCAACACCTTCTCCACCGCCACCTGTAATAGTTACTGTTGGTGTACTAGTGTATCCACGACCTGGATTTGTTAATTCTATCTCAATTACAATACCGTTTGCAATATAAGCAGTTGCAGTAGCACCTGAGCCACCACCTCCAGTGATTGTTACTGTTGGTGGATCAGCGAAGCCATATCCACCAGAAATTAAATTAATGCCATCTAATTCATCAGAATAATGATCGTCATACATATCATATATTCTACCACTCTCCCAATTTCTTCTTTCAACAATAAACGCTACGTCAGTTGAACGAATCTCTTTCATAGTGATTATTTCATTGCGTGTTTTTAAATCATAATCAAGAGAATTAACTGGGAATGGAGGTTCCAACTCTTGAGCCCACTGAAGAGTTTTCCCTAAAAAATAATAATATTTGGCTGTGCGATTCTGAATCTCATTATAGAGACCTTTCGCAATTGAGTTGTGCAACCCAGATTTTAATAGTGCTGAAGATGCCATTTAATTTTTTCTTTTAGCTTACGGTAATAACCCAAGTGATAGCGATGCTGTCACCTGCTGCTTTATTAACTACAGGGAATGTTGTTCTACAGAGCATAGTTCCTGCTGAGTTTGCATTTAAAATACCTGCTTCAGTAATTGCTCCAGTACCAGTACCAGCTGGGAAAGTTGCAGTGGCAGTTACAGTTGCGCCACTAGAAGAGAAAGAAGCCAAGGTAACACGACCAGCTTCAGTTCCTAAAACAGAATCTGCCACTGCAGGGGTTGCAGTTCCAGTTCCGATTGCCATATGTGACATTACGTTAGTTCCAGAACCTACCATGCGAGCAGCAATATATTGTTTACCTGCTGTTACAACTAAGTTTGGAACATTAATTACGTCTTTAATTTTACCGTCAGCATTTTTGTGAATGATGGTTAATTCACCCTTCATTTTTAGATTTTCATTTAAGTCCATTTATATCTCCTAAGTGTTAAAGTTGGTCGGGTCATTAACATATGATCCATCGTCGTTTAAGAACCAACCAGCGTCTGCATATGGGTTCAGTAACACGAAACCTGTGTCGACTGGAGTCGCTAAATCGTCTCCAATTCCCGTTCTATCAATATATTTATCCATCGAAAATACATTACTATCGGGTGTAGTAATATAATCTTCAAGTCCTTTGGTTACACCTTTAGCCGTAATGTAATCAATATTGACTGTAACTTCGTCTTGAGCTGTTACAGAAAGATTTTTAATCATCGCCTCAAGACTTAATGCAACATCAAATTCATTCTTAATTTCATATTCACCAAATACAGCCATACCAGCTGGGTGTAATAATGTTTTAACAATAGATTTGTAAGAATCTAAACTCTCATCAATTTTTAAAACATAAGAAAACGCTTGATAGTATCTACTGTCTTGAATAAAGATAGCATCGTTTAAGAAGCTATCATTTGTAACATAATATCCTGGATACTTGGCGAGTGCTCCAAGATTAATCTTAATAACTGCTGGATCATATGGGCTAGAGAGTTCATTGACTCCACCAGAAGATCCGAATTCACGAATAATTTCACCAGCATAGCTGCCATCCATAGCATCAGTTACGGCATAGTCCGATTTATTAATTGTACCTGTTTCTACAAAACCATCAGTTGCTTCAGCAACGCTAATATTTCCACCAATAATCTGTAGTGAACTTCCGCCAGTTCCAGTTGCCGATTGTCCCAAGTCTGCATAAATCGTTGATGCAAAATCCGTAGAATAACCAGTACCAAACTTAATAAACTCTGCGTCTAAGATACCACCTTCTGTATTGGTTCTTGTAATCTTCATAATAGAACCAGTACCCTTACCATTTCTAATGGCGTAAAGCTGTCCAACTTTAAACCCAGTTCCTGGAGTCAATACTTTTAGCGTTGATGTTGTAGCTAGAATGTCTGCTGTGAAATAGATGTCCGCAGTTTTATAGCGAAGTCTATCACCAACACCGATATTACCGAAAAATCTGCGATCTACATAAAATTCATAGATGTCTTCTGCAATCTCAACAACACGCTCAACTTCAATTTCAATATACTGTCTTCTATCAATCTGAACACGAATAATTTTAGTTGGAGTAATAACATCAACAAGTTTACCAACAATTTGGTCTGGATGGCCAGATGTAACTTTTGCAATAATAGAAACGTCTTGGTTCCACTTACCATCGGATACACGAAAAACTTGTTTAGATGGATAATCAATAGAAACTTCTTTATTGAATAAAAGTCTAAACAATAATTTATATGACGACTCAGATCCTTTTGCCAAATATTGGTCTTTGATTCTCTGTAAAAGAAATCTAGGATCTGCATTAATTTGAGTTGGCAAATTAATACCAACTTCATTCCTAAAGTGTTGTATAAAAGAATCTAAAGTTGTATCTAGATCTCTTAAATCTCTAAGATCTGGAGAAGTAGTTTCCAAATATTCATAATACGCTTTTAAGAAAGCAACGAAAGTTTGATGATCTTCACGAACAAACTCAGGGAGTTGTCCTTCTACTAATGAAGATATCTTGCTTCTTCTTAATGGAGCTGTCATTTTTAGCCTACTCTATCGCCTGTTACTGTTGCGTTGGAAGCACTGAATGTATAATTGTATCCAGCACGTAAGTCACCAACTGCAGTTTGATCTGGGATAGCAGTAACATATAAATGGTCTCTTGCTATTTTGGCGATTTGAGTTAGCGCAGAAACTACGTCATTGGATTTTGGTTTTATTGTAATTTCCCAATCGATATCTGCCAATGCAGTAATGTGTAAATTGCGAATATCTATAATACCTCTAGCATGATCGATTGTTCCAATCTGTTCGTCAATAATAAATTTCTGAGCATTGGAACCATATTTAAATAAGCGAACATTGGTACCATTATCATCAAGGTAATGAATCTCATCACTACCATCAATATAAAATCCTGTAGTTCCTATTGATCCACCTGCAAATTCTGAATAGTAAATTGGGTTGATAATGTTTAAAAGATATTGCGCAGAAACATTATAACGTGGAGCAATATTTCTTCTTAACAATACAGTCATAGTATTGTTGCTAATAGATTTTTCTGAAGCATCGATGGCAGCAGACAATTTGGAGAAACGGAACACGCCATCAAAAGTTTGCAATTCATTATCATCATAATCAAAAATAGTATTTGTTACAATCGTTTCAATTTCTGGACCAGTTCTTGTTGTTTCTCTTGGGTTATAGTTAACACTAACATTGAGAGAAATATTCAAATATTCTGGATCAACAACTTCAGGAATAACAGAAACTACGTTTTTACTTTGTAAAATTGTATTAACGAGTTCTGACTTCTGCAGTTGCGTTAGTTTAGAAGAATCAATTGGTTTAACACAAACGAAAATTTTACCATAAACAGGTGGGTTGTTATCTTCACCACCCCAAACAGAAACTGCTTTCGCTGTTGGGAATGCTGAATAAATTAATGCTTTATAGTCATCTGGTGTTACGCAACGATTTTGCGCTGCATATGTTCTTGGTGCATTAAAACGAATTCTTTCAATATCTTCTGCGACTGATCCGCCAGAAGCTGGTGCTAAACATGTAACTAAATTAGAAGCATTACTAATTAGGGTTTGGCCAGTATATTGAAATAATCGTGCGCCATTCGGTGCGTCCAATGATGATGCCATATATTCAACGTGGATAATATTACCAGGAGATAACTCTCTACCAATAACACCATCGCCGAAATATAATTCATACAAACCATCATCAACTTCTTTTATAAAATATACTCTACTAGTTGCGTCGGCTGTAGTTATAGTTGATGCGTTTGTAAATGCTTCATATAAATCAGAATTCGCTGATTCTTGAACTTTTACCTTTAGTGTTGATATATCAATATTTGCATTTGGAATAGTATACTTACTTCCTTCAGAATATTCCCATCTAAAAGTTAGTGGGGTTCCTTCAACAATTTTAATATTATCGAAAGTATATGATGTTCCTGAACCAGTAATTGTATAAGATGCCGTATTATAAAACGAATATTGAATACCGTCAACAGTAGTTACAAATGTGCTATATGCAGGGAGAGTTAAAGAACTTGGACCAGTAATTCCACTATCAACTGTTAAACGAACAGTAGCAGTAGAACATGTGCAAGAACGAGGAACATATCCTAACATCTTCGCCAAAGAAACAACACTATTTCTTTTACTGGCTGAATCTAAAAACATTTCGTTAATAGTCAAGTTGTTATACAGTGCATTATAATGAGTATTATATGCCAAAACGTCTAAAAGAATAGAAAGACCAGCACCTTCAAAATCATAGTCTTGGAATTGTTGCTGTCCTTTTAGGAAGTTCTTTAGATTTAGCTTAATTGCATCAAAATCCAAATCTGTTACGTTTATCTTTTTATTTGCCATTATCGGGTTCTCTCTAATACAAGATCTAAACTTAAAGGTCTTTCTGTATTTCTTATTTTAAATTCTATGGTAACTCTGATAGCATTGCTATCTATCGCTACATTAACGTCCACGTTTAATAACTCAACACGAGGTTCAAAGTTATTTACAGTATCTACGATTGCACGTTTCATAACAACAGCCAACATTGGTGTGGCTGGCTCGAACAACAAACGCTTGATTGGAGAACCTATTTCGCTATGAAAAGGTCTTTCGAAGTTTGATGTTAAAATTAGGTTTTTTAGACTGGTTTTTACCGCATTTTCATCGTATCTAAGAACGATGTCTTTCGTCACTGGATGAGCAGTGAAATTTAAGTCTAAATCCGAAAAGTTTCTTGTATTGCGTGCCATCTAATTATTTAGTCCTATTCTATGAAAGAATTTGAAGATCCTTGACCAATTGTATCACCACAAGCTATTGGGTCAGAGACTCTTGCTGCTTTATACCCTTCAATATATGTTTTGTTGGCTCCAGAAGTTGGGTATCTTTGATCTGAATTGTGAGTCTGATTACCACATGTATGAGCTGCCCATTTACAATTCGCACTAACAACACCAGCAAATTTTCCGTTAAAATAAGTTTTCGCCACTGGTGTGGTTATCATAACAGTTGGAGGAAAACACCCATGCCCTGTAGTTTTATCGTCAAGTCTAGTTACTGCTGGCATATGACACCAATTCCTTTAAAGCCAACATACCTGGAGTCCAGTTCCTATCCTGACAAAGAACAGTATATGTTTGGCTAGCAATTACTGTATTTGGCATCAGTGGATTATACGCTTGAGCCAAATAACTAAAAGTTCTACTACGAGTCATATCTGGATCAAATCCTATAACTTCGTGAACATTGGATCGATTAACTGCATCCCAAACACTTGCATTTGAACCTAATGTTGTAATTGTTGTTATATTTCCTTTACTGTCTCGAGTCGTCAAACCATCATTAAATATACCTCTATAAAAACCAGACAAAGTTGCTCCAGAAACAATAACACTACTTGGATTAGTTTCTTGTGGAATAATTCTCACTGAGTAATAAGTCCTACCACCAGAAGTTGGAGGTGTTGCAGTTGGATCTCCCTCTTCCTCTGTATAATATTCTATTGTGTGGCTAAACGAAGCCATCTCGGCATAAGTGCCCAATAAAGTATTAACAGGTTCCCACATTATGCTGTTCCAAACAAGAATAATCCTCGACTTCCAGCTTGCACTTGTCCTTGCGCATTTACAGAAACATCATCAATCATTGTAAACGCTTGTCTTCTTGATGCTGCAGAATCATAAGATATATGAATCCAATTCATCCAACCAGTACCTTGATTATGTTTAGATCCAGGTCTTCTATATTCAAGAATTAATTGGTCATATGGTAACAGTTTTTCTAACTGAAGTGAGAAGTCCCACATGGCTTTAAAGTCTCTTTTGGGGTTATATCTAATGTCAATAGCTTGACCACGTTCATGTTGCGATCTTCCAGCTCCATTTCTTAGACCAGAGTTAATGCACCAAGCACCCTTCGGAGATTGTGGAGCAAATTTTCCGCTAGTTGGTCCAAGCAACTCATATAGTGGTTCACAAATATTCGTTGCAAGTGCTGCTAGGTTTGCAACAATGTCTTGTTTGGTTAACACCTTACCGCCAATAGCAACATCTCGTATTTCAACATCAGATTGAACCAGTTGAGCGATAGTAAAATGTTTTGACAACTTGAACGAAGCACCATACTGCGTCGTGTTGTAAATCGGTGCAGTATCAACAGGTTTCTTGGCAGGTGCTGGCGATGGAGTAATTGTAGGTGGCACTTCTTGAGCCTCAGGTATTTTAATGTTTTCTGGTTCTTTAAACTCGGGTGTGTTGTATACTTTTTCTTTTTCTTGAGCACCAGCTGGAGTTTCCCATTCGTCTGGTGTTTCAAACTTAGCTATATCATCAAAAGATCTTTCTGGTGGTGATAAATTCTCAAACTCAGAAACTGTTGAGTTGAGTAGTTCTGGTGCTGTTAATTCTATTGCATCAACTTCGTCAACTTCTGCTGATGCTGCACCATTACCGAACTGACCCTCAGAATAATCAGCGTGTAATGTTCCGCCAGCTTTGATGTTCATTTCATCAGTAGAAGTGATATAAACTTCTTGAGCGAGATTATGAATTGCCATATCAGATTTAACCTCAACATTGGAAGATGCATATGTCTGATGCTTTTCTTGTGCATAATTTGTAATGTTAGTTGCCATGACATTATAATCTCCCTCAACTTTTAAGTTGAAGTCTTTTCCAACAGTCATATCTAAATCGCCAGCTACGCCAACTTCAGCGTCGCCCTTTAACATAATATTACTTCTACCTTCTACTTCAATATTAGCATTACCTTGAACTAAAACACGCATATTTCCAGCAACAGTTACGTTACCAGAACCTTTAATGTAAAGATTATTGTTGCGTAATATAATTTGATAGTTATCACCAACAACGAAGTTTAGTTGTGAACCATTAGGATCCATCTCAAGATAAGTTCCCTTTCGATGATATAAATGAATACGTTCTCCAGCAGGAGAATCGTCAAACTCCATTAAATGCCCAGATTCAGATTCAAATACCTTATTGAATGGATAAACAGTGTTGTATGCAGAAACAGGTTGTGACCATTTAAATCCATTTGCAGTTGGAACAGATTTCTCACGCATCAAATCTTTAAATTGAAAACACGTTCCTTGGATAATACCACGAGCAAGTCTGTTTGTATCAGACTCATTCATATGGTCACGCAATGGATATTTACCAGATGGATCTGTGAATCCATATTGTGTAGCATTACCAGATCGATCTTCTTTATACGCTTCTTTCTTCTCTGGCGGAGCTGCGTCAATAGTTTTCTGATCTACGTTTGGTTCAATTGCAGTTGCATCTTTATTGGTTGGTTCAATGCTAGTTGTTCCACCTAAAAAGTATTCATAAAATTGTTTTTTAACTAAAGCGATGTCTGGGCTATTTCTACCCACAGAAGTTTTCGCTGCTTCAAAGAAACCTTCTTGATATTGAAGTTTTAATGAATCTTTAACTTTAACTTTTAAATATAAAGCTGCAACTAAAGCAGAAACTTCTAAGTCATCATTCAGAGAATCTGGATTATTGACGATATCAACATTTAACCCTTCTTTTAATGCTAATTTCTGAAAACGCTCGTAGTTCTCTCGACCAGTTAATTGGATTAGACCACGACCATAATATTTTCCTGCATCATCGGCAGTTTTATTTCCTAAGAAATTTTTACCACGGAAGGTTGGACCATAGAAGAATGAGAAAAATTCTTCACGTCGCATTCCCTTCTTAACTGCATAAGAATATTGTTCAACAATTTCTGGTGTTGCGCCAGAGAATATTTGTTTAAGTCTTGTTGGGTTATAATTATAATCTTCTCTTTGTGGAACCCACTTCGACTCACCACCACAAATACCAAGTAAAGCAGCCTTTGCGTATTTTGTAGTTAACCCAACTTTATCACAAGCTGCAATAAGTGCTTTGATACCATCAGTTGCTTTATTACCTGCTCCAGATTTTGGTGGTGGTGTTGTAGGAATACTCGAATTAACATCAGTTGATGCTGGAGCTGCAGCTGGTTTGGGTGCTGGCGCAGGTGCAGGAACTGGAGCAGAATTATTTGCTGCGGGAGTTCCTGTTTTAATTTGATTACCTGAACCATCTACTACTGGATTACCTGAACCATCAACCAATCCACCACCCTCTGTTGGCAGAATAGAATCGTTAGAATCGTCAGCTGCTCGTGAGCCAGATTTAGTTTGTGGTATTCCACCAACAGTACCCAGCATAATCGGTTGTTGCTGATCCTCATCACGGAACAAAATAACAACCCAAGTTCCAGGAACTGGACCAGTTGGCGAGTATCCCAAACCACTAATCGCAGCAGAAGTGACTGGTTGCATTGGATATGCCCATGGCAAATCTTCAGTTGGTAATAAAGTTTTATCGTCTGTATGAATACCTACTACACGAACTTGACAACGACCAAGTTTTAGTGGATCTAATCTGTTCTCAACTACACCAGTATATAACTGCATTATTTCGCCCCATCAAGATTAATTAATAAAGAGTCTTTTATCAACTCTAAAGTGCTTTCATGTTTTTCTTTTGTAATAAAATGATTTATTGCTGATATAATATAATTTCCAGAAAACATATTATCAGTTGTGTTTTTATCATTCTTATTAAGAGGTTCTACTTTATTAAGTTTAACATAAACTTTTTTACCAACTGTATAATCACAACGACCTGGAACTACGATTTGTATTTTAGTAGACTCTGCTTGTTTTAGTAGAGATATTCTTTCTTGAACAATTTTTGTATTTGTGACATCGCCAAAGTTTGAAAAGTTGTTGTAATATTTGGGTTTGAACATAACAGTCGAACTATAACGATAGATCACTTTCTTAGAAGCAGGAGGAAATGGATTTAAACGATTCTGCTTTTTAGCGTTCTTTAACATATCGAAGTTATTACTTGATATTTTCTTAGATGCGATATCATGTGTATACATCCTAGAACCATAGACACCAGAAGTAATCCTATCAATATAATCTATTCCTG